ATCACGTCCATGTAGTCGCCCTTCTCGTAGCCCAGGCGATAGCCCCAGGCCTTCAACCCGTGCTGCCCAATGAACTTGCCGGGCAGCGTGCCTTTTTCGAAGAGGCGGAAGTCTTTCTCCTTCTGGTCGGCGAAGCACATGCGCGACATGACGAGCGTGTCACGAATCTTGCCGCGCAGGTTCAAGCCACCTTCATAGACCTTCTCGATCGCTGGAATATCGAAGGCGATGATGTTGTGCCCAACAACGAAGTCTGCGTTCTCCAGCAGGTCGAGGCCGTCGTCGATCGTGTCCTCGACGTCGTTGCGGCGGAACGTGTGGGTGACGCGCCGCTCATAGTCGCGGATGGACAGAATGTGGACACGGGTAAGCTCCGGGAGGAGCCCGTTCGTCTCAATGTCGAATATGGCTGTTTGAATTTGATTGGTCATTCTGGGTAGTGTGACTTATTTATGCTGCAAGGAACACTGACATCACTGCGCGCAGAACTTTGGACCCTGCATCGTCACGATCGTCCGCTTTCCGCTGGTATACGTGACGACGTGCGAATGCGACCAGGACGACAGCCCCGTGTTGTAGCCCATGTCGAGCTTCGACGAGGTGCCAGCCGTGTAGACACCGTCGATGATGCTGGCGGAGTGGGTGTGCCCTGTGTTCGCCTTCGACCCCGCCTTCGTGAACTGACGAGGCGAGCCCTCGGAGCCGTTCGCGCCGAGATGCCCATGCATCCCGCACTCGATCGTGCCATTGCAGATGGGGAAGCTCTCGTCCTCGCGTAGGAAGTCGACATTGCGGAGGAAAGAGTTGGCGCGGCGCAGCGCCCATTCGAGCGGGGAGAAACGCTTTCCGCCGTTCAGGATCGCCTCCACGCAGGCAAGCTGCGCACCAAGGAAGAACTCAGCGTTGATCGGGTCCTGCCGCCAGTCGGCTTCCTTCAGCCAGCGCAGCAGCGCACGGTCATGGTTGCTTTCGACGACGACGGACTGGCACCAGGAACGCTGAAGTTTTTCCAGCAGGCTGCCAACGCCCTCCAAGCTGTCTGCGACAGAGTCGGTGCCCCTTGCCATCATCCTGATACGGAAGTGCGGGTCCTTGATGTTGTGGTGGTTGCGCACGGCGAAGTCGGTAACGTCATGGAAGAACTGGAAGCGAGGCGTCAGCCAGTCCAGCATGCAGTCGCCGCGCACCAACGAGCCGTTTTCCTTGACGCCGAACGCGGCCTCCAGAACGATCGGGTCGATGCGCTCGCTGTGCAGATCGCCCCAGGTGATCGCTTCGACGCGGTTGCCGTCCGAGACCTGCCCGTCCCGCACGACGCGGGTCAAGTCCTGGAAGCTGCCATCTTCCTCCGCCAGGAGGTGCCGGCAGAAGTGGTCGCCATCCGCGTCGATCTCCACCAGCACCGCGCCGATGATGTGGTGGAAGTGCGCCCGGATGCCGGCGCGTTTCTGCACGTAGTTGGGGAGGGTGACGCTGCCTGTGGTCATGAGAATCTTCGCGGGCGTGCTCTTCATGGTGGGCACAGACAACAACTGAACCTTGGCGTGCGGGAAGATGCCCCACTTCCGCTTCGTGTAGACTTCGAAGCCGGTGAGGGGAGACACGGCGGTCGGCAGCGTGTTCATTTCGCCGCACCAGGACAGGTTGTCGCCGATCTCGACGCGCCGGTTGCCCAGGTAGGGCACGATCTTCGGAGCGTAGGTGGCGTTGTCCTTCCGGTGCTCCTCGAACAGGCGCTTGTTGTAGCTGTAGCCGCCGATGACGATCTCGGCGCCCAGCGCGTCGGCATAGGCCTCCAGGTTGTGGAGGAACGGGAGATGCACGGCGGTCTCGGTCTGCGCCGACGAGAAGATGAAGCGCTTCACAGCGTTGCCGCGTGGCTTGCGGATCACGACCGGCTTGGCGGGCGCCGTGGTGACGAACCGGGGGGCCTTCAGCCACTCCTGGATGGTCGTGCGCGGGATGTCGTAGGCGATGGCGATGGCACGCTGGCTGCCATGCTTGGCGAGGAGGGCGTCGTAGCGGCGGATCAGGCCTTCACGGGTCATTATTACTTACCTCTCAAGACATGGTAAAACTTCTCAGCGGGGCCGATGTGTCCATGCTCCCAGAGGAACCACGAATAGGAGTGTCGTGGTGCGCCCGTCGATCCCTCGATCCAGCGTGGACGGCTCGTCAGCACAAGCTCGGCGGAGTGCGGTGGCTTGTTGAACAAATCGGCGCGGCCCTTCGCCGTGTCGTATTCATGGCGCAGCAGCATCGCCACCTTGCCCTGGTAGCGCTCCGTCACCTTCAGCGCCTTGCGGATGAACGCCTCCGCCAAGGCGCCGTAAGGCGGGTTGGTGATGACCAGCCCCTTGACGTGGATGGGCTGGGCGAGGAAGTCGACGTCGGGCTCCCCGTAGCCATAGTTGAACAGGTCGGTGCTTGTGACGCGCGTGAAGTGCTGCTCCAGCACCTTCGACATCGCGCCATCGCCACAGGCGCACTCCCAGACCGGTGTGTTCACACTGATCTTCCTGAGCAGCGGCGGGATCACGGCTTCCGTCACCCAGGCCGGAGTCGGGTAAAAGTCGGCCTCGCGCCGCTCGTAATTTGAGACGCCCATCGCGGCGTCGTTTGAATGGATGAATCCCATGGCGTTCAATGCTCCTGGCGCAGATAGCGAAGGCGTTCAAGGAAGCGCGTCTCAGCCTCTTGCCAGGGCCAGAAGCGAAAGTCCTTGTCCAACGTGTAGAGCGAGGTGTCGGGACGTCCGCCGACTGCATCATAGATGTGCTGCGGCGAACGCAGCATGATCGTCGCCTCCATGGCCTGGAGATGATGATCGATCTGTTCAAGCTCGTCATCGTAGAAGGCGGTCACCGGCAGGCCGAAGCCCAACGCCAGCTTCGCCTCCAGCACCGTTTCCAGTCCCACGTATTCGGGAAAGAGGGCGCGCACGGTGTTCGGCAGGGTGCCCATGAAGGCGCGGGCGCCCTGGCGCAGCAGTGCAGCGAGCGCCTTGCCAGCAGGGACGCCGAAGGACAGATAGACTGCATGCTGCGCCATGCTGAAGAATCCGATCGCAGCACCGTCGAAACAGGGAGTCATCGAGAGGTGGTGGACGATGTCCTCAATCCTGAAGTCGTCAGGCTCAGCGTCCACAACATCAAAGAGATCGCCACTGAATGTCGTCCGTCGTCCGTGCAGCTTCATGCGTGTCAACCTCGGTGTCGCGACGTAAGGGAAAATGACCTTTCAGGCCGCACAAGTCAAGACAGAAAGTGCATTGGCATCGAGCGCGGCGTGCGTGATCTGCATCTTGTCAATCAGCACCTCGACAAAACGGCAATCCACCGATCCCTCGACGGCGAGGTGTTGCACCAGCACGGCGTTCAACTGACCACGGCGCCACGCGCGATCCTCAGCCTGTTCGATCACCGCAGGAACCCAGTCAAGCTCTGCGAAGATGACCCAGTCCGATGCCGTCATGGTGAAGCCGGCGCCGGCTGCATGGATGTTGCCAATCATGAGGGTGCATGCGGGGTCGGTCTGAAACCGATCGACCTCAGCCTGCCGCTTCGTGGGGGCAACCTTGCCCGTGATGAACGCACAACCCGGGAAGTGAGCACGCAGCGCCTCGGCAAGCTCGGTGTGGATCACGAAGCAGATGATCTTGCGCCCCGTCGCCAGGGAGTTTTCGAGGTGCTCCACCACCATCGGCAGCTTTGCGGCGGCAAGCTCTTGGCGCGCTGCCGAAAACTCCTCAAATGCAACCTGCTCCGGCGCCGTCAGGTGCCTCGCCCGGTCAAGGTAGTCCAGTGATGCCAGGGCGCCGAATCGCCTCTCCAGCGCCTCCTGTAGGCCGCGCCACTCCACTTCCGGGGCATCAGGCTCACCCCGGATTATGCGCTCGAAGTCCGCCAGGGCGCGCTTGACCTTGGTGGCTGCGGACGCCTCCCGGTCAATCAGCTTCGCCAGCCCCTCGGCGGGAAGCTCGATCAACTGGCGACGCTTGGGTGGCAACTGGCTCAGCACCCGGACCTTGTCGCGGCGCACCATGAAGGCTTCGCGGAGCTTGCGCTGCAACACCTCCAGGTTAGAGGCGCCAGAGACGTCAAGCCGCCCGAACTCCTCATGTCCGTTGCAATACTCGTAGACGAATGTCTTCCAGTTCTTGCCGAGTCCTGCGGGATCGCATGCCTCGCACAAGGTCCAGATGTCAATAGGCCGCGACAGAATTGGAGTTCCGGATAGGAATACACGCTTACGCGCTGGGAGGGGAGCAACGGCGGGGTTGACCTTGCGCTTGATCTTCCCATCCAGCCCCTTCACCCGCCTGAATTGCTTGCCAGCGCCGAAGACGTGGCGAGACCTGACCGTCTTCGCGCTCACGAGATACTGAGACTCGTCACAGATCAGCAGGTCCCAGGTGGTGGCGCGCGCCTCTGCCTCGAATGTCGGCAGCATGTCGTAGCTCATGATCACGACGCTGGTGGCGGGCCAAACGTGCTCGGTCCAGGACCGGTAGGCTTGCCGTCCGGCATCCGTCTTGACGCCCTCCAGCTTCTCCCGCTTCACCTTCGACCCGGCAAGCCCGACCGTGAGCCCCTTGACGCACCACCGCGCCCACTCGCGGCTCCAGTTCACGGTCAGGCTGGCTGGACAGACCACCAGGACGCGGCGGATGGCGGGCAGGTAGTTCGACACGCCAACCACCTGGATCGTCTTCCCCAGGCCTGGAGGATCAGCAATGAGGGTGTCGTGACGCTGCGCGGCGTAGATGATGCCCGGCTTCTGGAAGGGGTCGTAGGCGAGCCCAGGTGGCGCGGGAATGGCCACATCCAGGTCTTCCGCCATGGATAGCGCCAGGGCAGACAGCCCGTGCTTGCCCCAGGCGTCCAAGGCAGCGATGGCGCTGTCCGTGCAGAACGAGCGCAGGTCGATCGTCTTCGAGGGGTCCAGCGTGAGCCACTGCCGGCGAATCTTGTCCCAGGTCCATCCAGCCCGGCGGAGCACCTCGCGCTCCTCAAACCGGAGGAGCCCGATGAAGGCGCCCCCTTGATAGTCGATCTGCATGCGGTCAGCCCTTTGGGCGCGTATCGACGAACGCGACGGGCTTGACGATGCCGGAGTCGTCCAGCGCCAGGGAGACCAGCAGTGGGACGTTCGCCAACATCACCACCCGCCGATGGAGGACGTAGAACGTCTCATAGAGCAGCACCGGCTCGTCGGTGGGGCTGCGCGCGCTGAAGACGTCGTCGGTAACCGCCGAGAAGACGTGGAGCTTGAACGCGGGAGCGCCATCAACGATCGCCAGGGGCTTCCAGGGCAGGTTGACGAGCCCGGACTCCTCCTGCATTTCGCGGTGCATCGCCGCCAGCGGTGCTTCGCCGGGCTCGATATGACCGCCGATGCCGTTGAGCTTCCTCGCCTGCCAGTCGGGCCGTGCCTTCTTGATCAAGGCGACGTAGGCCATGTTCGCCGAGAAGGCGAAACCGAGACAATATGGCTGCATCACAAGTCTTCCAGTTCCGCCAAGCGCTCTTCCAGGAAGGCGGCAATGCGGGGCGCCTTCTGAGGCAGCCTGGACAGTCCTGTGCCGAGACCATCGAGCGGAATAACCACCACGCCACCCTCCGCGAGTTTCTCGCGGGCGGACTCCAGGTCCGCGTCGATCAGCACAGTGATCCGGTCAAACTCATGATCGGAGAAGAACGCACTGGCCTCGTTGGAGGGCGCCCACTTGGTCCGGACGCCCGCCGCGTTCTCCTCGTCACGCATCTCGGCAGCCTGCCCGCCGTAGCCGTCCCGTTGGTCGTTGTCGCCGAACAGGTAGAGGACGTGCGGGTTGGCCTGAAGCTCGGCGCGGACGATCCGTTTCTGCCGAACGACCGGCATCAGCGAACGCGCCCAAACGTGCGGATGGTAGCGCCCTTGAAGAAGAAGCCCTCGCAAACGGCGCCCCGAATGCGCACGCCATCGAGCCCAAGCGCTGTGAAGGCGGTATGATAGAAGTCGCCCTCACCGCACCCGAAGAACGAGTAGCCGGTGATCTTGATGTCCTTGTATCCGGCGCTGCTCAGCGTGTCGGTGGCGCCAGGGGGGTCGGAACAGGCCGCGAGGGAGAGGACGCAGGCGGCGGCGAGCAACAGACGTTTCACGGTCACCTCCTCAGCGAGCGTCGTAGATGTCGGAAGACGGCGGGCACTTGCTGAACAGGCCAGCATAGTGAATGCGACACCCAGCGAGCAGGACCGCCTTGTCGCCCTCGCCGACCTGGAGGAACCAATCGGCGCTGTTCTTCGGCTTGAAGCCCAGGACCAACTCAGCCTTGATCGCAAACACGGGGCCATACACAGCGGTGTAGGCGTGACCATCCGGTCCGTAGAACCACTCATCGGGCTTGATCAGCGCAATCGTTCCCGGCTCGATCGGCCCAATTTGGTCGGTTGTCAGCATAACTTACCTCTCTTTGCAAAAAAAAGGGAGACGGGGTTGGCATCCCCCGTCTTCGCAGGATCAATAGCTACGTCTGCTGTTAGCCCTCGCCCTGGGCGTTGATCGCCTTCAGCCACTCCTGGAGGGTCGTGCGGGGCACGTCCGTCAAGCGGCTGGCGCCACGCTGCCCGTGCTCGGTGACGAGGCTGAGGACCTCGCTCGCCATGAACGAGCGCTTGCCATGGGTGAACATCAGTTCCGGCTTGCCGCGCGTCGCCTCGGGCACCGGAGCATCATCCGCCTCGGCTTCCTCGGCGATGGGCGTGGGTGCGGGCTGCGCAGCCACTTCGAGCGCGAAGCACCCGAACGGACCCCAGGCATCACCCTCCGTGCCACCATCGAAGTCGACTTCGATCGTGTCGTCGCTGTCGTCGATCTCCGACACCTCGCCAACGGCGCCGAGAGCCAGGTCCCAGACACCACTGTCGTCGAGGGAGACCACCACGACGCGGTCTCCGACGCTGATGTCGCCGAGTGATGTGAACGCCGGACCCGGCGCAGGCTTGGGAACGGGTGCGACGATTGGCTCGGGAGCGAAGGAAGAAACAGCGCCCCAAGAATCGCCCCCTCCGTCAAGATGCACCTCGATCGTGTCGTCGCCGTCGTCGATGTCCACCACCTCGCCAACGGCGCCGATCTTCAGGTCCCAGTGTGCGTCGTCGTTCAGGACCACGACCCGCATCCCGACCTTCACGTCGCTGGCGCTGGCGAACGCCACACCGGGAGTGGGAACGACGGGCTCAGCCACGACAGGCGCCTCGTAGGGCTGCACCAGCGGATGGCCATCGAAGAACCGCGCCGTCTCGTCCTGCGGGACCTCGCCGATCACATCGTAGGTCCACGCCCGGCCCTTCTGGTTGTTGTAGTCGCGGGGGATGGCAACGACGTCCGCGGGTTCGATCTGGAGGATCATGATCGGATCGCCGATGCTGGCGAAATGCTGGAGATAGCCATGCGAGCAGAAATGCAGCCCGGTCGAGCACTCGCGCGCGCGGTCCGGATCGACCTCTTCGCGTGGCATGGAAACCGTCGCGCCGACCGAATTGTCCATCCTGCCGGTGCGCTTGTCGGTGTAGTTCGGGCGAACCGCCTTGAACGCCAGAAAGTAGCCGTCCGGCGTGATGGGGGCGTTGCCCGCTTCGAGCCAGAGGTAGAGTTCGTTCCGCGCCGATTCCAGCGGGTTCTTCATCAGCCGGTCCAGGAAGTTCGCCAGCGGCGTCATGTCGTGCCCGGCGCGCAGTAGGTCGAGCAGCCGATCGGCGACGACGTTGTGGACTTTCACACCGTTCCAGCGGACGGCGTCATCACCGATCTGCACGGCGCCGAAGGAGGCGCGGGCGACGAAGCGACCGACGTCGACCAGATCGTTGATCAGGTCCAGGTCGTGAGTGGGCTTGCGGAGCGCTTCGGAGAGGGGAATGAAGTTGATGCTCGATCGGTCAAGCACGCGCATCCGACCCTGGGACAGGACCGAGATGGTGTTTCCGGTGACGGAATAGGGCAGGTTCAATGCCGTGGCTCCTTTGCTGTTCGCTGTGAGTTGCAGCATGTCAGATATAATGACCTTTGTCAACACGCAAAATGCGCGTCAGGCTGCTTCGTCTAAGTCATAATCGAGGTTGCCACCCGCCGCCTTCTCAGCCTCTTCGAGAGTCTGGGTTGTCACGACGATCGCCACCGGAGTCGTGGCATCCACCAGGGTGACGTAGTGCAGGATCGGCGGAATGTGCTCCGCCCCGATGTTGTCGACGCTGCTGTAGTAGCCACGGTTCAGCAGTTCGAGCAGCGTGGTCAGCAGCGGGTAGCGTGCCTTGATCGCTTCCACCTTGGTCCAGAAGACAGCGGCATGAGGCTCGGCGTCGAAATCCTTCAGCAGTTCCGCCTGCTTGCTGGCGGGAAAGAGCCGCTTGATCAGGCTGACGAGGCCAAGATGGAGCGCGGTATCGTCGACTTCCGTCAGCATCGGGCGCACCTCTTCGACGAAGGTGAGCAGGGGTGATGTGGTCTTGCTGCTGGCGAGACCCCCGGCGATCTTTTCGCAGAGCGCCATCCAGGAGCCCGCTGCCTTGGTGTTGCGAAGGTTCAGCACGGCCTGCGCGCGCGCTGCCTTCGTGACGTCGAAGGAGTTCAGCACCAGATCGTCCACGACGGAGAACAGGTCGTTCCACTCCTCCGGCAGCGAACGTGCAACATCCTTCCGGGATGCCGGGATGCCGATCAGCTTGGAGTCCGCCGGAATGATCTTGCACCGAAGTAATGCATTCCAGACGTCCGCGAGATAGGAAATCCCCAACTCGGAGTCCCCACGCTTCGGCTCGCCACGATAGGTATGGACGAAGAAGATATTGTCTTCGTCTTCGTCGGGAACCTCGCCGTCGTAGAACCCGCTGTCCCTGAACACCTTCACAGAGGCCAGAGTCTTCGTGTATTCGGGGCGATTGAACTCTTCGACCTTGTCCAGGTCCACCCATTTCACGAAACCTTCGTCCGGATTGCCGAGCGAAGCGAGCAGCGCTGCCTCGGCGAAGCCACCGCGCTTGAACGTGCCTAGGTAGGCAAGCGACCGATCCCAAGAGGATACCGAAGCGAGACGGTAGCCGAAGAATTTCGGTGTCTCCCCCTCATGGTAGACGAAGGTGACTCCGCGATCGGTGCGAGCAGTCAGGCAAGGCATGAAGCAGGGCTCGGACCGCGTCACTGACCGCCGGTTTTTCCGGTGCGTCTTGACGCCCTGGAGGTTGATGCCGTGCTTGCGCAGCGTTTTCATGCGGTGGTCGTTGATGACAATCTCATTGCCAACCCGCCGACCGCGCCACTTCGCACGCTCCTGAAGCACCTGTTTCAGTTCGTAGCTGCTGGTGTTTTCCACCAGCTTGTTCCACCGCTTCGTGGCTTCGAACAGGGATGGCGCTTCCGTTAGCTGCGCGGTGAAGCGCCCAATGACATCGTCCAGGATGGCATCGAGCCGGTCGAGCAGGTTCTTGCTGGTCGTCGGATCGTAGCTGAGCCGTTCACGGTCTGGCGTGATGTCCACCGTGCCGATCGGCATGTCGATCACCAGCACCTCAGAGGCGAGCACGGTCAACGCCTGACACGGACGAATATTCTGGAGAGCTTGCCGGTCGATCGGGTAAAGCACGCAACCCTGGCGGACGTAGGCACCGTTCATGCCCAGGTCGAAGTTGCGCTGATAGGCCCGCCAGCCGGCGCCCTCATAGAGGGGCGTGTAGTCGTCCTTCGTGATCTCGACATTGTTTTCCGGGATCATGTCAAACCCGAAGAGCACACGCTTCGCGGCGACCTTGAACGCCGAGATGTCCTTCTCCTCGACCGCGAAAGAGACCTCGATGCCGTTCTCTTCGTCGGTCGGCTCGGTGAGGAACAGCGCGATCTTGGGAACGCCATCCGAGTCGATGAAGGCGCTGTAGAGGCGCTTCTCGCCGTTCAGGATGGCGGTCACCGTGAACGAGTCGGTGTAGGCAAACGGGACCTTCGAGCCCAGGCCAAACTTGCCGACCTGGGTGTTGGTGCCCTCCTTCGTGCTTGCACCCACCGTAGAGTAAAGGTGCATGACGTCCTCGTGCGGCAGGCTCACGCCGTAGTCGCGCACCGAGAAGGTGTGATCCCACCGGGTGGGCAGGCGCAGGGTGAAGGGACGGTCGGGCGCGCCGGCGTCGACGTGGCTGTCCAGGGCATTCGTGCAAAGCTCGCGGATGATGGCGCGCGGCTTGTCGGAATAGAGCCCATTGATAAGGATGCGGAACATCTTGGCGTCCGCTCGGATGGTGTAGGCAACCACCTCAGTCAGACCGCCGGTCACCACCTCCAGCTTCGCCTCTTTCGCCACATCGCGCATTCGCTCATGTCTCCTTGCTTGGTTCGATGACGCCAATGTAAGCCAAAACGACATGAGATGCAACCATAAAATGTGCTCGACGCAATTTTGTCGCTGGACTCGGGAGGTCAGTTCGGCTATCCTCTGGCTATCAACGGTGAGGAGAAAAGAGCGTGAGCGACAGCCGCGAGAGCATCCTGGCTCGGATCAGGGCCTTGACGTCGAAGACGGTCGAGGCCGGCTGCACCGAAGGCGAGGCGGTCGCCGCCGCCGCGAAGGTGGCGGAACTGATGGACCGCTACGGCTTCGCCACCGCCGACCTGGAGGAGAAGGAGGAGATCACTGCCGAGACGTTCTTCGCGCCGGGCAAGCGCTTGGGATCGCTGAGGTCGCTCTGCGTCGACATCGCCTCCTTCTGCGACGTCAAGGTGTGGGCAACGCGCCCGTCCCGGTCGGAAGCGGCTGGTGTCCGCTACTTCGGTCGCGAGTCCGACGTCCAGGTGGCGCTCTACCTCACCCACCTCCTGGATACCGCGATGCGGGGCGCCTGGAGCGACCACTACAACCGGTTCCTGCGGAGTGCAGACGACCGTCTCAATGGGCGCACGCTGCGGGCTGCCTTCGAGGCGGGTATGCGCTCCCGGCTGCGGAGCCGCCTCGCTGAGATCAAGGCGGAGCGCAACCGGTCGGTTGACGCCGCGACCGGGCGCACCGGGCGGGACCTCGTCGTGGTGAAGGGCAACGAGGTCGCGGTGGCATTCCGCGCGCTGGGGATGCACCTGACCGGCGGCGGGGTGCGTCGCGGGTCTATCGCCGATCGTGACAGCTATGACGCCGGCAAGGCGGCTGGTGACCGCGTCACCATCACGACGGGCGTGGGGCGTGGTTACGCCGTGGGGCTGCTGGCGTGAGCGAGTGCCTTTGCGACGCGGTGCCACGGGCGCGGGCCGGTCAGGTGATCGGCCCCAAGGGGAACCTGGTTTTCCTGTTCCACCTGGACTGCCCGGAGCATGGCATCAAGCGCCTGGGAGAGCGTCCCATGCTCCCGGCATACAAACGGGCATGGGTGAACGTCCAACAGGCGATGCAGTTGCGGGGGCGCGACGGTGCTAAGCTGATCGAGAAGGCCAAGGACGGCAGGACCGCCCTGGTTGAGTGGATCGAGTGGGAATTTCAACCGGAAGAGAAGGAGACAAGCGAGCATGGACAAGGCAGCGCTGGTGACGTGGTTGCAGCAGCAGCAGAAGGAGTTCCTGGCTGAAGCAGGCCAGTCCGACGTCGAGATGGACCCGGACTTCAACGCGGGCTTCCAGCAGGGCGTCGAGGCGTTCGCCACCCACCTGATCACCCTGGCGAAGGCCTTGGGGTAATGCCGGGCCGAACCATCGTCGTCCGGGTCGAGGCCTGGGACGATCCCGGCGGGGTCACCGTCCGCGAGATCGGGCGACTTACCCTGTCCCAGGCGTCCCAGGAGGGGGAGGTGGCGGACTTCCCCTCTACCCGCTGGACGAGGGGTACACTGTGACAACACCTTGAGATCATTGGGACAACTGACCATTTGCCGGGATCGCGATCGACGCCGATAGGGACCCCACCCCGAACGAATTTCGTATGCCACATTAGGGTCAAAACCCAATCAGGGAAGCGCCGCTCCCGACCCTGAGCGGACATTTGCGCTAGAATCTGGCACCAGCTAAGCAACCGGGCGAACCCGGTCACAATGCCAGTGCGAAATCTTCTAACTTCTGCAACAGATTGCCGTGCTGGACCGTGATCGCCTATACTCGTTGCCCGGCCATCACGGACCACCCCGACGGAGCACGACATGATCCGCGTGATCTACGCTGCCTAGACAGTCGCTTCTGGCACGGGTTTTGAATTGAAGGTGTTGGCAATGACGTTCAAGAGGGATGGCTTCCTTTCGCCGACGATGAAGGAGTTCCGGACCTCACTCCGGAAAGTTCCTGCGTACAAGTTGTGGCTCGAGTTTGCCGAGGAACTGAATCGTCTCGGCTATGAGATGCTTGAAGACCATGAAACGCCGACAACGGATAACCAGCGCCTCATCATATCGGTGCTATTCATACGCGCTCATCAGTCCTTCCAGGCGACTATCACGCTTATTGACAAGGGCATGCTCGCGGATGCGCGGGTCGTGCTGCGCAGTGCCGTCGAAGGGGCGATAGCCCTGAACGTTCTGGCGAACGACGGGGCTTTCGATGTGCAGCTCATAGAGGAACACCTCCACAACCAAAGGAAAACCGCACGAATCGTGTTGAACACGCCTGAATACCGATCGGGGTGCGCAGCGGCCGACATCGCGCAGATGGAAACGACGATTCAGGAGGTTGCCGACAAGGAGACTGCGGCCGGTCGAGAATTTCGCGACATTAACTGGGCTGCCGTGGCCGCCAAGCACTGTCGCGACCTGTACGACCTCCTTTATCGCCCACTGTCGACCGATGGAACGCATACCAACATCAACGCGATCCACCGCTTGCTTGAATTTGACAGGTCCAGCCAACCGACAGCCATACGGTTTGGGCCGAACACGCATGACATGGTTGAGGTCCTGCAAAGGGCCTGCCTTATGTTCATTTGGGCTGCGGACCCATTTGCTCGTGCTCATGCCCTACAGTTCCGGCAGCAGATCGCGGACAAGTTGAGGCAGTTTGATGGGATGCCGGGCGAAGAACCGCCCGATGTCTCCGTCTTGGCGCACTTCGACGAGTAGGCACAGCCGCCAGCGTTATGGTAACCGTCTTTACGATGATCGACGTGCTGCCCGCTGACGCTGTCGACCGCGATGCGTCGGAAACGGATATTGAAAAGGGAAGAGATTAGCGCCCCTCGCGCGGTGGGGCTGCCACTCTCGTCGGCACGGAGTATCCGCTCCAATCGCCCTCGATATAAGATGGCGACCTCATGGGCCAACCCGCGGCTCGCCACAGGTCGTCGAGCAACGGCCGCAGTGCCTGGCCAAGCGGCGGCGTGACATCGGCGACCACCAAGTCCGGAAGTTCGATGGACGGTTGCTCGAAACCTCGGCTATGGGCGGCGCGCGGGTGAAACAGCCGATGTTCGAAAACGCTGATCAGCGACACCATCACCATTGCCGGTCCAGTCATACCGACTGCCGCGTATGTCAACGCCGCCCGATCCAAGGTCTCGACGATTTCCCGTTCGATCTCGACGCCGTTGAACTCCTTCGGACCGATATCTTCGGGTTCTCCTATGGGGTCGATGACTGTCACGATTTCGACGATCCCATTCAGATAAACCTGGGAATGCCAACGAGAACCCGTTTCCAGGCGGGGCTCATCCGCGCCACGGCGATGCCGTGCGCTACGCGTGTCGAAGACAAGCCAGCCATCCGCGTGCGGCCGATCGGTCGTGTCAAAATTTGACCGACTATGTCGAAAGTAGCTAGGCACCAAGTTCTGTCGCTGTTGCTGCACTGCCGACAAATCCGCTCGCTTTTCGTCGCTGAAGGCGCTCGCCGGGATAAGATGCATGCCGAGTCGCGGCCCTGAAAGCATCGGAACGGGAGGCGCCCGAGTAATGCGCTTGATGGTTGCAGTTCGCCACTCCCTGGCTTTGGCGCGCACATCAGGCGGGATCAGGGGCGGCGGTCGTAATGGAGCCGGCAGTGCCTGAATCGTAATTTTGAGTGCGTCTGCCAATTGAGCGGCCAGCCGGGCGCGCTCACGCCGGCGGTCCGTATCGTACGCACCCGCCGGCGCCGCATACTGAATCGGATGCCGCAGATGTCCCATATCGAAGGGCAAATCCTCCGGCCCGCCATAGGCAACTTTCATCACTGGCATCATGAATCCGTGCCCCTTGACCGAGAGTGCATGACCATACTCGGTCATGACGTTCGGATTTGGGACCGGGGTGCCAGCTTTGTTACCCTCTTCAGTTACGGCGACGTAGGTGACATCTGGAAGAAAGATGTCGCATTTGCCGATCTTGTCGAGAATCGTCTGGGTGACGGGCGGTGTCCCACTGACGCCCTGTGTATCCTGGTCGACGACAATCTCGACACCCAATGACCCATCTGCGTTCAATTGCTTGGCCGCATCTTCCAAGGCGCGTCCGATGAAAGTGCGGTTGACCTTTGCCGGGCGATCGCTTTGCCAGGAGTAAAAAACCACAACTTTGCGCATGGGCGTACCACTCCTAAAAGGTGCAGCGAAGCCGAGGATTCTAAAAGGGTAATGCGGCGCGATCCAGAGGCAACCGGGTGCCTTCCAGGTGGCCGCTTTGGATCAGGCTCCTGACCTTCGAGCGCCCGCGGACAAAGGTCGGCTATCCACCCGTTGCGGCGGTTTCCCGATTAGATTTTGACCTAGAGCGTTGCAAGACCCTTGGGTGGGGTCCCGTTGGGGTTCTGATTCACAGGCCCGTCGCTGCGCGCGGCCTGACGCATCTTTTCGCTTGACCTATAGGGCAGATTATATTACTTTTTGGTCGTCAAGGTAAGGAAGGAAGGGTAGGGTCATGGCAAGCCGCCGCGCGAAGGTCCTCGACGACATGATGTTCGCAAAGCTGATGGTGCTTGCGTCGAAGGGTGAAAACTCGCTGCGCGATCAGGTCATGATCCTGCTGTCCTACAAAGCTGGCCTGCGGGCGAGCGAGATCGCCGGCTTGAACTGGAAGGACGTCACGGACGCTGAGGGCGCCATCTGCGCCGATGCACTGTTCGTGCCGGGCAACATCGCCAAATACGGGCGGGAGCGCACGGTGCCGATGAACCCACATCTCTATACCGCGCTGCTGAGCCTGCGGATGGGACGCCCGGACGACGAGGGCGTAATCTATGGGATCGGTGGTGGCGGTCCCCGGTCGAGCGGAAGGGGCCACAAGCGCATGTCGGCTGATGCCGTAACGGTTTGGTTCCGGCGCATCTACGCCGCGAACAGCTTCGAAGGCTGCTCGTCCCACTCGGGACGGCGGACGTTCATCACCCGGCTCGCACGCAAGGCGGGCCAGCATGACTGCTCGATCAAGGACGTGCAGTTGCTCGCCGGTCACGCCCGGCTGGACACGACCGAGAAATACATCGACCCGAGCCCGAACGTGATGCGGCTCGTGGCGGCGATCTGACGCCTGAATGCTGCCCTAGAAGGTAAGGTAGTCTGACATAGACATCATCTGTGACATCGACGGCACCGTCGCCGACCCGACCCATCGCCGCCACTTCGTGCGGACGAAGCCGAAGAACTGGCCCGCGTTCAATGCGGCGGCGCTGATGGACCCATGCATCGAACCGATCGCCAGGATGATCCGCGACCTCAAGGTTGCCGGTCACCGGGTGATCTTCGTGAGCGGGCGTGAGGGCACCCCGGAACTGCGCAAGGCGACCGCCGACTGGCTGGCCCGGCACGACCTCGCCGACATGGGCGACTGGCTGTTCATGCGCAAGGCGGGGGACTGCCGCGCTGACGACATCGTCAAGGAGGAGATTCTCGACGAGCTTCTGACGCAAGGGTTCAAGCCCACAGTGGCGTTCGACGACCGCAACCGGGTGGTCGAGATGTGGAGGCGTCGCGGCCTGATCTGCGCCCAGGTGGCGGAGGGGGATTTCTGATGCGCAAGCTCAACGCCTACCTGCAACTTTTTCACGCTGAGTGGCTTGTCCATGTGGACATCCCCGCGCGGAGCGCTCTCATTCGTTTCGAGAGTCGCCACCCTCGCTGGTTTGGCTACGGCTGGTGTCGGTGCGAGCACTGCGGAGCGTTCCGTGGTCTCGCCCGGCGTCCAGCGCGCACGGCGTATTTCTGGGACGGCACGGGCAGGAACCTGCGCTCGTTCACCGACTCCGTCGTGTTCGCTCTTTCGCTGGCACGCAAGGTCGGTATGACCCGGAAGCAGTTTGCGCAGTCGAGCGAAGCGATGGAGCCGGCGCAGCGTGGCGCATGCTTCACCGCTTTTGACCAACTGGCGGATGGATCGACCAGGGACGTCGTCTTCGGCTGGGTGAAGCGGTTCGTCCTGGAGAACAGCATCAGCGGGCCGCGCTTCAACAAGCATGTGCTGCGGATCTTGAAGACTCGGTGGAACGAAAGAGAGGTGGCGTGATGCATGTGATCGTCAATGAGCAGGACTACCGCTGCTGCTGCGCCGGCAGCAACTTCACGGAGGGATACACGCGCTGTGGCTGTGCTGGATACGTGCTGCCACCCCCGCTCTACCTCGTGCTCGCCGGGCTTCCGGCTTCCGGGAAGAGCACGCTTCGGCAGGAGATCATTGATGCGTGGCGTGGTCACCTCCAACGGGTGTCGACCGACGATTACATCGACTCCGTCGCGAAGGCGGCAGGATCAACCTACACTGCCGTGTTCAAGATCGCCATCGACGATGCGGAACGCTTTGCGAACTCGGCGCGCTCGGGCTCGCTGAGGATCGGCAACGACATCATCCACGACCAGACCAACCTTACGCCCGGCAAGCGCCGCAAGCGCCTCTCCGACGTGCCGGAGAACTACATGAAGGCCTGCCTGTTCGTCGAGATCGACGAGGAGGAGCGGCAGCGCCGGCTCAAAAGCCGCCCAGGGAAGGAAATCCCGGATCATGTCGACCACTTCATGACCCTGACCTGGGAGCGCCCGACCCTCGTCGAAGGATGGGACATCGTCGCGCCCGGCGCCATGTGGCGAACCGTCCTGGACCCGTGGAGTGTGCGTCAGGCACATTAAACATTGACTTTGACGACGTTTCGGCTTACCTTGCTGATCTGACAACGAGAAGGAGGCAAGTCGAGATGTCGGGCGTGATCAATAAGCACCTGATCGCCTGGATCACCGAGGATGGATCGTATGGCACGAACCATCTCAACGTGTCCTTTCAGTGGAAAGACTCGGACGACGACGACAAGTGCGTCTACGACCACTACCTTTCCTACAACGAGCGAGCGCTCACCGACATCATCCTCAACGGCTTCGTCTGTGACGTCGGCCCGTCTCATTTGATCGGCCTCGACAGCGCTGAGTCGAACGCCTACCACCCGGGCGAGGGGTCTCTCCGCCACCTCCTGCACGAGG